CAATGCTCTTTTGAAAGTATATTCAGCATATGCTCTTTGACTTATTTTGACTGATGAATGAGTTGTTCCATTTTCTCTACGAGTAATAGTTGCCGTACGACCTGGTGTGCCAATGTATAATTCAGATGCACCATTTACTTGATTTTTAGCACTAGTCAAATATGGGTCTGCACCCTGCAGAATATTATCAATTAATCCACCACCCTTACTATTATCACCACATTCACCTCTATTTCTTCCTCGAATCTTATTAATATTTGCAAGTTCCTCAGGTGTGCAGTTAGTTGTACCAAATAAAGGATACCAACCTTTATCATCCTTAGCACCAGTAAGTTTACGATCACAATTACTTGAAGCAAACTTAAGGAATAATGCCATCAATCCAGATAGATTAGTTATTCCATTCTTAAAAAAGTCTTGTAGATCATTAAAAATTGATGTTCCGTCTTCCCATGTTTTGATAAGATCTTGTGCTTGTGAAATTCCATTAACAATACCTTTTACACTACTTACGATTCCAAGTGCTTTGTTAAGAATATCTTGAACTGCACAAACAACATCATCAATAACCTTTTGAACACTATCAAGAACCATTTGTGCTTGATCAATTATACCATCAAGGAATGAATTGAGAGTATTGAGAAGATTATCTATAGGAGATTGAATAAGACTTAATAGATCTTTATCAACAATACAAAGAGAACTTAAAACCATTTGCACTGCTTTTGTAATAGCAGTAAAAGTCACAAATGGTATACCAGTTGCACTAGCTAAAATAGATACAACATTTAATTGTTCAGCAAGATTTGACAATGATTGTCTTACAGCACTAACAACTTGAGTGAATATAGCACTCAAGAAATTTTGTATCTTACCAGTTAACTGTCCTGCAGTTACAATTTTTCCCGTAATTATATCAAGATAGTCACCATCCTCATTCTTAACAAGAGTTCCTGCATTATCAGCCATATCTTCAACTAGATATGACAGTTTATATTCAAGTGATCTCCAAGGACCACCAACACCATTAGCAGCGTGTATTGGTTTATCTGGATCTCTAGGTTTTACTGTATTGCTTGAACTACCACTAATACCTGTAGCAGTTCCAAGATTAGCAGGAGAACCAGGACCTCCAACTGTCCCTGTTTTCATACCAGGCATTACAACAGTGTTATTCTCACCTTGTCTTAGGAAACCCTCTTCTTTAGTCACTGCCATTGTAGAGTTTGGTTTTGCAGGGTGCAATGCAGAAGCATTAACACTAAGACCAGGTTCCATTGCTTCACCTGTAAAAGCAAACTGCTGTTTTATTTTTGTATCGTTTGATTTCTGAACACGAAGAACTCCCATGACAATAGGCATCTGTGCTTGATCGCCATCCATAAAGAATCCCATGACGATTGCACCAGGTTGAAGTTGTCCAGAACTTTCACCTTGTCCGTCATTACCTGCCTGAGAGGTGTGTTGTAAACATGTTGCCCACGGTAGTTTATCTGTAGGGAGTGATGTAGTTGTTCCTCCCCGTACGTTAGTGTAATATCCAAGCACACGAACTTTAACCCTACCTAATTCCATAGGGTCTTCGTTGTCTTCTACCTCACCAACCCACCAGAAAAATCCATCTTTTCCAACAAAATTGATCGTAGGTTCATTTACAATACCATCAATGGTTTGCATATTTTTGAGATTGCTACAAGTTTATTTAGGGTCGATACAGCGAGTGAATTTATAAATGCCCTCACTACCCCATACCATGTTACCTTTATCATCATATCCTTGATCCATACTATGAAGTCTATTCCCGTATAGAGTAATCTCAGATACAATTTTATATCCTTTGGCACCAGTGCATTTATCACCAACTAAGTGTCCATGCCATGCTTCACCATCGAATGTAAACATCATATCACAGTTTTCTGATCTTGTCCAATCTAAGTTATAATTTTCAAAGATTAATTTATCAAAGGATATTACATTTACCTTATGGTATCTTTCTCTATAAGGTTTATTAGCACCGTCTCTCCTATAAAAATTCTTTGAATGATAACCACCCTCTACCCTTTCCCATATAGTTTCAACAGTAGAAAAATGGTGAGGTAAGGATTGTGCTTGATATCTATTCGTCCAGTGTCCTATAATATAATCGTCAATCAAAACCATCTCCAAGGTAACATTGACATACCTAACATATTTAAGACTGGTTCAAACGCTAGTGCGATTAATGTAAACATTAAAACTTCTATGAAAAGTTGTTTCCATAAAGGTTGTTTTAACTTCCATTCTTTAAACTTATTTGGTTTTCTTGCACGTTCATATGCTCCTGACTTTTCGCCAATAAGATCTGCCCACCAACTTGGGTCAACAATATTTCCTAATAATTTTAAAAGTCTAATCATCACACACCAAAGCGTCCTCTAGTTTTCTGATAGTGCTCGGCAAATTTAGCGTCTGACCACACTTCATTAAACATGAATAATTGTGCAATATCACCTTCATAGTAAACATTGTTTCTATTACCATTTTCACCACCTGCTTCAGAACCATCTCCAATGAATCCCCAACGTCTAGTTCTTCGTCCAAAGTAAGAGTGGTTTACAGTTCGTGTTCCGTCTGGTTGACCATCACTATAGAATTTTACTTGATTGTTAGAAGATGATACAGTGCAACCTCCAAAATGCCATTGACCATTATTATGTGTGGCATCACCATGAATATCCCAATATCCTCCACTATCAGCATAACCAGAGAACTGTAATTTACCTCCTGTACCAATGTTCCAAGAAATAACTTCTGATCTATCCCAGTCTAACCATGACCAGTTTCCAGAATCCCAACCACTTCCAGAACTAGGACTTCCATATGATGTTCTAAACCAGATACCAATTGTAAAATTATTCAGTCTTCCATTATTGTTAGGACCGTGTTGTCCACTCGGACCATAGTTTAGATCATTGATCCAACCATATTGGTTACTACCGTTAAAATTCCAATATCCAATTGAACCATCCCCAGTTGTAACTGCATTGTAACTAGGACCATTAATCATGGTGCAGTTAGCATTACCTGCATTAGGGTGAGCTGCTTTGGATAACCAGACATTACCACTAATTTGATCAGGTGCACCATCCCAGAAACATTCTATCTGTGCGGTTGTATCTAGGGTTTTATATGGTGTTTTTGCACCTACACCCGTACGGAGACTAGGAAGAGATAAAAGAGGCATGATTAATTATATGTCGATGTTTGTCCTAATACGATATATGAACTTGAACCTGTCTTAATAATAGTATATGTATAAACGTCATATCCAGATGTTCCACCCCTCGCAGAAGGAGTAGCACCTTGCCACTTAATACTTTGAGAACTACCGTCAATACTTAATGCGTTACTATATCCCGATGAACCACCTAATGTGCTAATTAATGTATATACTGCTACTTGACCAGTTGCCATCATTGAAGAAAGTGATGTGCTACCATTTCCACGTACGTTATGACTCCAGTTTCCAGAACTGGCAGTTGTAAATACTTTTACCGAACCGTCCATCAAATCAATATTACTAACGGAGTTTGCTGTAGCTGCAATAATATGTGCAGTCTCCATCAGTGGAGTTGATAGTAGTTTTACACCACCCGAAGTTACCACCTCAAGTGCTGCTGTTGGTGAATTAGTACCCAACCCAAATTTACCACTTGAGTCAAAGCGAGCTCTTTCAGTGCTATTGGTATCAAAAGTTAAATTGGTTGCAGATTTAACCGATGTAACATTTACGGTTGACATGAGAATATTCTAATACTTTGAAAGTATTTATATCTCAATCATCATATACTAAACATTCTGGTTCGTCTGGGTGCATTTCACAGAATAGTTCTAGTGCATTAGGATCATGGTGATCTCCTGCTTCAATCTCATCATGATGATGATCTGCATAGACTTCAAGTTCATGTAGTTCAACCTTAGCATGTCTGCGTGCTGCAGGTGATGCAAGTGGGTTGTCTAGAATTGCTTGGTCTGCTTGGATGTGTTCTTCTATTGTTTTCATATTGTACCTCGTTGATACATTAGTATTTATAATTTCATTCTACAAAATTAGGGTGTTGATGTCAAGTTATGCTATGTAAGTGCCACTGTTTTGTGTGAGATTAGGGATATCTGAGTCTTTCATCAGTGCTAATTCAGTTTCAAAACTAAGACCTACGTTCTTATGTGCTACTGCAGCAATCAACCATCTGCCACTATACTTAGCATCTCGTTTAGGTGTATCTCCCTCTTTGTAAGTTGTTGGTATGTTGACGTTGATACCTGAGCCAGCATATAAATCAAGATTACCAGGCACAACAATGGTCATCTGACACTGTTTCAATGACTCAATACGCATCCATTGATATGCTTGTAATTCAACTAATTGTTCATAATTTCTTTGAGGATTATTCTGAAGTTTAGGATCGAAGATTTGATTAGGAATCATTGAGTATCTAACTCGTTTAGGATAATTAGCCCAATTTTTAGATATATTATCCATTCTCTTCTGTGGATTGATAGAGTTACCACCATTCAAATGTGCCATTCTCTTCCACAAACTACTCATACTGTATCGGTAAGCATCAGCAGATAGATCAGTGCTTGTGCCCATTTTAGACCTAGTGATAAACACAGGATCAAATCCCACACTATATCCTGACCAATTACCATGTCTCAAACCCATCAAGAAATTTTTCTCTTTTGGAAATGAAATCCTATCAATGGTAAACTGATCTATTTCCTGACCTAACATTCTTTTTGGAATATAATCATAAGTATACAGTTTTGGTTTATTTTGATTCACATCTGTATCTGTTTCATCTTGATCGACTATATCTTCGATCATAGAGTCTAATGACTTATAATTAAATCCCAGTGCAGTCTCGTAAAATGCAAATGCATTTTGTAACGTACCTTTTTTACTAGATTTACGAATGCTTCTCTGAGACATCCAATAAATTAAATCAAATGCTCTCCAGTTTGGGGATATAAAAGATTGTTTATTAATTGTATTTTCAATAAAAGTTTTTTTCTGACTCTTTATAAATTGTTTACCTAATAATTGTTTGACAATATTTCCTGCATCACCTTCATTATTAAAGATAACTTCAGAATTACCAAAGATATTCGTTGTCTCATTAATCATATATTCATCAGAAACACAATTAATTAAGTATGTTTCATTTGTTTGTAGAGTTCTAACTCTAGATTCAATTTGGTATGATCTAAAATAATAGTTTCTATCTTTGACAGAGGTTCTAATTTCAAGGAAAAATAATTCTGATCCTGTCAAAGCTCCTATAACTCCTCCAGAATCTTCTAATATAATAGTGCATTCCATACAGGCGGAGGAAATACTTTCATAAATTTCAAATCCTCTTAAGAATGAATCTAAGTTGTATTGTCCATCTGGTGTTTGTAATCTTTGTCCGTCTCTAAAAATAGATAGGGCAAATTCTATCTGCCCTGCATCTTCTCTAAGTAACGATCCTGCTCTAGTATTATTTTTACTCATGAGAATATGCCTCTAAGAGGGTTATTAAAGGAATTTAGAACAGCAACAGCAGTTCGTAATACTGTTCCTGTTGTTCCACCAACATTAGCAAACGTACCACCACCTGCTTGAGCACCAAGAAGTGATCTAATCGCTCCCTCAGCAGTTTGAATAAATTGACGGTTAGAACCGTTTTGCGATTCAACAGCTGCCAATGCCATTTGCACAATTTCAGAGGTTTTTGCGTTAATTTCCCTCCTTGCCATATTTCTCTGTTCAGTAACTTTTCTAATTTTTTGTTGTTCAGAAGAGTTAACTGCATGTTGTGGTCTCTGTTGAGAGAAGAAAGGTGAAGAACCTTGAGGTTTATCAAATCCACCCATGAAATCACCAGCCATTCCGAGTCCACCTAGGTCAAATGATCCTCTATTAAAGATGCCACCTCTTCCAGAACCCATACCATCCTTAAAGAATCCACCACCACTTAAATTAGATGAAGCAATTAAGTTTCTTCCTCCACTACGTTTATCTGATGT